TTTTATCTTTGGCTATCCTTATAGCGAGGCTGAAAAACATCTGGCAGATGATAAGACCTGCCCCTATTACTCAGTTGACAATATGGCAAGGCAAAAAGGAATAGAATACTGGGCGATGCTTAGGAACTATCGCTGGCATTATGAGAAGGTTGCAGACCTTGAGGCTTTGGTAGAATCAGATATTGACTGGGGAGCTAAACTCTCCAAACAGAACCAGACATTATTCGGGCTAGGAGCATTGGCTGGCGAACTTCTGGGAGGAAAATAATGTGGGAAAAGATTGCTCAAATTTTGAGACGCATACTCGCTATCCTGAACGGTGAAGTAGAAGTGATAAAAGATGAATCTGTTCCACCCCCTACTCCAATCAACTGGCATGTAATATCCGCACAGCAGGTTCTCCACTTTCTAAAGGAGAACAAGCTTGAGCATATTGGATTCAGAGATAACTTCTATTGGGGAACTGATATAGACACCTGGAGAGACTGGGCATTTGAGGCATTGCTAGGGTGTCCTCCATATCAGACTGAATCTGCCACACATAGAGGCTTTGACTGTGATGACTTTGCCGAGGAGTACCCATCCTATTGTAAGAGAACATATATGGGCAATGCTGTTTGGGCAGTGTGGGGACACACTCCTCGAGGCTATCATGCTTGGTGCTTAGTAAAAGCTGCTGACGGCTGGTATGAGTTTGAACCACAGACAGGAGAAGTATGGGTATTCGGGACAAACAAAAAATACCAGGCAGACAAAAGGCTTTAGGCATAACTGACTATCTGATGCTATTACTGTACTTCTGCCTATCATGGCTTGAGCAGAAGATATTGAGGCGTTAGCTTCACTACCCCCTTGACAAGTCCCCCTATATATGTTATATTTTATATAGAATTAAGGAAATAGGAGGAAACAAGGCATGACACTAAATATCAATGACTTACCACCTGGGCAGCAAGACAAGGTTAGGAAGCAGCTAGGCAATGGTCGAAAGGTCAAGAGCTACAGCAAGGCTCAAGTGGTAGGGGCAGCCTCATCCGCCTTAGCAGCTATGCGTTCAAGTGACCTTCCCATAGATGGGATGCGTGAGGCTCTTGAAATGGCAAAGCGCTGGCTGAAGGGACTCAAAAACTAAAGGAGGAAAACATGAAAGAAACACCAGAAGTCGCAATCCAGCAACTTACTACACAAGACCAGGAGATGCTCGAATGGATAGCCAAATGTGAGGTTACCGACGCAAACTCTCAGAACAACGCTGAGAACCTACTCATCGGCGCCAGGGTAGCCTTTAAGCGGGCTGATGGAAAGCGAAAGGAACTGTTAGAGCCGCTCAGGGAAGGCGAAAAGCGGATAACGGATTTGTTCAAACCTTATTTGGGCCACTTAACAGAGTGTATCGACAGGCTCAATTCCACACTCCAAACCTATCACCGCGAACAAGTGCGGATAGCCCAGGAAGAAGAAAACTACCGCCTGGCAGAGCAAGCCCACAAATTAGCAGAGGCCCAAGAAACAGGCGAGATAGTGGAACTTCCTGTAGTGGACATACCAGTACCAGCTAAAACTTCACGACCAGAGATGGGGACAGTTACCTATCGGGATGACTATGATATAAGAGTCGTGCAGCCCGACCTCGTTCCTAGAGACCTTTGTGAGCCCTCGCTACCCAAAATAAGGGCAAGAGTAAAGAGTGGCGTCAAAGAGATTCCCGGGGTGCTGATTAGCCAGAAAGTTATTACGGTAACGAAGGCGCAATGAATGACCTCTTAGCAATCCTAAAGCTTCACCGTGGCCGGGACCAAGCTATCACAGCCAAAGAGTTAGCCCGCTTCCTTAACGAGGAAGACCGCACCATAAGAAAAGAGATACGAGCTCTTATTAGCCAGGGGGCCCCGATAGCCTCGACCACGCAATTCCCTTATGGGTATTTTTTAACAGAGACCATGGTGGAAGCCCATGAATATATGCAGAGCTTAAGGAATCGGCTAATCGAAGACGCCTTGCGGCGCCGCGACTTCAAGCGAGCCGTTGCTAAAGCTTTTGATGGGAGCGGGCAGTTAAAGATGTTTTGATGGAGGAGATATGAAAGTTTATGAAGGCATATTCTCAGAGAAAGAATACCTGAGACATTCCTGGGTGGTACTCATTACTAAGAGAGGTACATTTGGGATAGAGGGCATCTTTGAAAAGTATGTTGGCAGTGGGAGAGTCTATAGAGTAACCATTGAGGAAATCAAAGAGGAAAAGGAGAATCGGTCCTTACCTATCACAGCAGAAAGGGAGTATGTGCCGGCATGATAAAACTTGAAGGAACTTTTAGAATCGAACTCAGCCCATTTGGGCTACAAGCCCGGCGGGATGTTGGAATGCAAGACACTGCTATAATACACGAATCGCTAGAAAACCTCTTGAATCAGTTAGACCCAGCAACCAGGAAGAGCATCAGCTTTTCGGACTGCGAAATCAAAGAATCCAAAGAGGGGAAACTGCCCTTTTGAACTGGATACCGAAGAACGAAGTGACGCTCATGCGGTCTGACTCATAGACTACTATGACAGGCAGAGGAGAGAAGGGAGGATTAGGTATGTTAAAGAAAGAGAACGAATTTTTCAGCATCATAAAGAGAGCCGAGTTAACTGATTGTGAGGAATCAATAGTGCTATACCGAATATGTAATTGGGTTGGTAAGAGTAGAGTTCTTGATGCAGAACAAATTGTGACGTTTAGGAGAATGTTAATAAGCATCATCGAAATAATGAAGGAGGAGATTATGAAAACAACAGTGACGTGCCCCAACTGTGGGGAGGAAATTCCCAGTCTTGAGAAATGTTACATCTCAACTCAAGAAACAACTCTGCGATATATCAAAGGGGATAAGTACGTATTGGGAGACCAGCTTGAATTTGATATGCCTGAAATTGAAACAGACTCCGAGTATTATCAGTGCCCTCTATGCAGGGAATCGGTATGCTCATCTGATGAGCGTGCATTGGAATTCCTGAAAGGGGAGTAGCCAGCAGGGCAGGCTGAATAAGAAAGGAGGAAAGAGACATGAATGTACTTTGTGAATCAACTGATTGCAGCTTCGTTAAATGGAATATATTTTCTGGGTGGATATGTGGGAAGAACTATATCAAGGTAGATAATAAAAGAAAATGCAAGTCTTACGAAAAAGGCAAAGAAAGAAATTGGATGCAGCCAGCAGGGTAGAGCTGGAATAAGAAAAGAGACGGAGAGATGAACAACAAAGAAAAAGAAGAACTGATATATGAAGTAGCATTGGTACTCAGGAAAGTTGCGGTAACAAAAGAGCTTAGCATATTGTTCTATCGTACCTTTGCGTTGCAAATCATCGCTCTTTTTAAGGAGAAGGAAGGAGAAAAATGAGGTTACTTAAGGGGGTGCTTTGGAAGGAGTTATATCGATGAATATATTCAGTCAAGCAATCTTAAAAGGGGCTTTATTGCCAGCCCATCTAGCGGCCGGGATAGAGCTGTATGAGCCTGATGACCACCTGTTAGTCCTCAGGTGCAAGGGGGAGGCCATAGCTACCTATCCATCCACCGGAGTTTTTGTTACAAAGATAAGAGAGGATGCCACCGAATGGCTAGAGAGGAAAAGAAATGGATAAAACGACCATCGCTATTAGCAAAGAGACCAAAGACCGCCTTGACAAAGCGGACACAAAAGGGCACTCTTATAACGACATTATAATCGATTTACTGGATGCAAAGGAAATCAATGTTAAGGTTCAAAAAACAGATGGCAATATCATCTGGCGATTCTTCAAAAGTTAAGCCCTTCGACAAAATTGTCACTCTGATAACCCCTTTCTTTGGGATAGTGTTTAGATTTGATGGCCTATTCTGGAGAAGGAAAGAGTGGCAATGGGCTGTTTTATTTAGGGACTGGAAGGAGAAATAAGATGTCTCATGGCGACTATAACTGCTGCGCGGTCTGCGACTCCAAGCTAGAGTACAGCGCCGGCACCGCCAACACCAAGGCTAGGATATGTGATGCCTGCCTGGTTAGATTAAGGGATTGTGGCCTTAATATTCTAACCACCGGGGAGCTGATAGAGTGGTTGAAAACAACCGACAAACTGACGTTAAAGATAGCCCTTAAAAAGATAGGGTTCAGCTTCTGCTATTACGAGAACCTTGTGGACGATGCTTTATTAGAAAGGGGACTGGATGATATAGTGGCAGGCCGGCCCCAACAGCCTGCTCTTGAGGAGAAGGTGAAAAATGGAAATCCAAACGATTGAAATAACCAAGCTCCGCCCTCACCCTCAGAATCCCAGAACACACCCAGACTCAGCCATTGACAAATTAGTTAAAAGCCTTACTGAGTTCGGTTTTACCAATCCCATCTTAGTCTCAGCCGACAATTACGTTTTGGCTGGTCATGCCCGCCTCAAGGCCGCTCAGAAGGCAGGATTAAAGGAAGTACCTGTGATTCAGTTACCTTTGAAAGGAAGTAAAGCCCTGGCCTACATGATAGCCGACAACCGCCTACAAGACGAGACCGACTGGGACTTTCCCCTGCTCAAAGACTTATTTGGAGTGCTGGATACTGGGGAGCTGGATTTAGAGACTACAGGCTTTGACCTGAGTGAGATAGAGGCACTACTCACTAACGTTTCCGATGGCTTGACTGATGATGATGAAGTCCCCGAACCAAAAGAATCTATCTGTAAGACTAGTGACCTGTGGATATTAGGCAATCATCGGCTCTTATGCGGAGATGCTACCAAGAAAGAGGATGTGGCAAAATTGATGGGTGATGAGAAGGCAGACATGGTATTTACAGACCCGCCGTATGGAGTGAAACGAGATAAAGGTTTTGAAGGTTTTGGAGGCTTTGGGAAACCAATAGCTAGGCGTAGATATGAGGAAGGTAATTGGGATAATGAGTCACCATCAAAAGAAACATTCAATTTAATTATTCAGTTAGCTCAAAACTTGCTTATATTCGGGGCTAATTTCTTTTCAGACCGATTACCATTAGGCAAGCATTGGATAGTGTGGGATAAACTTACCACGATGCCAACTTTTGGTGATTGTGAGTTAATATGGACAAATAGTCAAAGACTATCGATTAAAAAGTATACTTTTGAATATAATGGTCTTATTGGCAAGGAAAAGGAACGCTTCCATCCTACACAAAAACCAATAGGACTTCTTGTTGCTATTTTGACTGATTACTCAAAATCTAATTATAAAGTTCTTGACCTCTTCGGTGGTTCAGGCTCTACCCTAATAGCCTGTGAGAAGCTAAACCGAAAGTGCTACATGATGGAGATAGAACCTTATTATTGTGATGTGATTATAGAGCGATGGCAGAACTTCACTGGGAATCGGGCTGTAAAATGCTAGATACTCGATTAGTAAGGCTACTCGATAAAGAAACGTGCTTGGAGCACCAGGAAGCTTATCGAAAGGAGCTTGACCTTACCGACCGACGCCTAGAGAGGCTACGGAAGAAACAAGAGCAAAACCCTAACTTCTCTGCTTACGACGTATATGCTGATGACCAGGTAGATATTTGCACCCGCATCGAAGAATTTGAAGCAGTAAAAGATGAATTAGAGTGGTATCTAGAACTCATAGAAGAACAGCTAAGTATCCTTAAACTAAAGGAAAACCACCCAGGCTGTAAAGTAGTAAAGCACGGCGCTCAGTTAAGCCTACTAGACAAAACCTAAAATTGTGCTATAATAGTCTTTGAAAGGTTTTGAAATGGCTAACTTCAGTGCTAACCGCGGACACCGCAAAAGAATAGAGCTTGACTGGAAACAATTTGAGGGCTTCTGTATGATTCAGTGTACCCTGACTGAGATAGCGGCCTTCTTTTGTTGCTCTGAGGATACTGTTGAGACACGAGTTAAAGAGCATTATGGAGTTTCATTTTCGGAGGTTTTCGCTAAAAAGAGAATAGGTGGGCTTGTATCACTTCGCCGCAATCTGTTCAAACTTTCCGAGAAGAACGCAGCCGTAGCCATATTTCTAGCAAAGAACTGGTTAGGGATGGCTGATAAGCAGGAATTTGAACATAGTGGTAATATCAAGAGAACAGTTGAAGACTATAGTACCGAGGAACTCATCGCTATTATGGAGCACGAGCGAAGCCGTCTTGCGGCGCACCCTGGCCAAAAATAGGCTACTTCCCTTCTGCCAGTACACGTTCCCCGGCTATCAGTCCGCACCGCACCTAACAGCGCTATCAGATGCCTTAGAAGCTGTAGAGCGGGGTGAAATCAAAAGGCTTATGGTTCTTATGCCCCCGCGTCATGGGAAAAGTGAGTTAATATCCTTACGTTTCCCGTGCTGGTATATGGCTAGGCACCCTGAAGACTATATCGTTCAAGCGGGTTATGCTGAGTCGATTGCCTTAACGCACTCACGCAAAGCCAGGGATATATTCTGTTCTGTCGAGATGATGCGGTTGTTTCCCTCTATCCACCACCGACCAGAAAGACCAGGGCAGGAGATAGTAATTCCAGAGAGACAGGCAGCCCATGAGTGGGGTACGAAACAAGGCGGCTCATACTACGCCGTGGGCATTGGCGGTGGCTTAACTGGCCGGGGATTTAATATCGGGATAATCGACGATCCTGTCAAAGATGCCGAGGAAGCCGCCAGTGAGACTATCAGAGAGAAAGTGTGGGATTGGTACAGAACAGTCTTTAGAACCCGGGCTCAACCCGATGCAGCCATAATTGTTGTGATGTGCATGACAGGGGATACACCCGTGCTCATGGGTGATGGTACTGAGCGTTTGTTACGTGAAATTAAAGTAGGTGACCAGGTGGCAACCTACGATAACGGCAAACTGGCAACTTCTATGGTACTAAATCACACCAGCAATGGTGCTGATTACATCTTGAAAATTAGGACGACTTGTGGTAGAATAGTTAAAGCGAACGAACGACATCCGTTTCTAGTTGAGGAGAATGGGCAACTCAAATGGATAAGACTGAAAAACTTGACTACACACCACAAAATCGTAACCGTAAGGGGCAGTGGGGCAAGTGGAAAGGCAAGATTTGTTCCGTCGAGGGTTGCGAAGAGCCTGTTAGATGTCGGGGATATTGCTCGTCACACTACGAAAAGAAGAAGTGGGCAGATAGGCATCGCTCTCCATCTTATAATGCAGAATCCCTTCGGGATAGACGCCTCAAGCATCGCTACGGAATCACCGCTGTGGAATATGATGCGATGTACGAAGCACAGGGCGGCAAATGCGCTATTTGCAAACAACCCCCAGGAGATAATGTCCGAGCGCATTGGGGAGGAAAACTGTGTATTGACCATTGCCACGAAACTAATACAGTTAGAGGACTCCTGTGTAACGACTGCAATCTCGCCGCTGGATATGCTAAGACAGAAGCAACAGCACTCGCTATTGGCGAATATCTCCGACTTCACAACAGAATCGATTGAAAGCATTGAACCTGCTGGTATCGAAGAAGTATTCGATATTCAAGTCGAGCGTACCGAGAACTTTATTGCCAACGGTATGGTGAGCCACAATACTCGATGGCACCCCGACGACCTTGTTGGGAGATTATTGAACCAGGCTAAAGGCGACCCCGCCTCAGACCAATGGGAGGTTTTGCACTTCAAGGCCCTAACTGATGGGAAAGCATTATGGCCGGCTATGTATCCATTACCGACCTTAGAAGGTATTAAGGCCTCAATAGGCAGTCGTGCTTTTGCGGCACTTTACCAGGGCGAGCCGACTGTAGCTGAAGGCCAGATAATCAAAAGAGAATGGTGGCAGTATTTCAAAGAAGTACCCACGTTCCAACGGACAATCCATAGCTGGGATACCGCCTTCAAAGACAAAACCCAAAACGACTATTCGGTGTGTACTGTATGGGGAGAAACATCAAACGGCTATTACTTGCTAGATGTATGGCGAAGCAAAGTTGAATTCCCTGAGTTGAAACGTGTAGCTATTTCGTTGTATAATAGAGACAGACCAAATGTGGTTATAGTCGAGGACTTAGCGAGCGGACAGTCTTTGATTCAAGAGATACAGCGCAACACTGCTATACCGGTACTGCCGATAAAGGTGGACAGCAACAAAGTGGCTAGAGTGAACTCGGTTACTCCACTAATAGAAGCGGGTAGAGTTTTTCTGCCTGAGAACGCTCCGTGGTTATACGACTACATCGAAGAGTTATCAGCCTTTCCAAATGCAGAACATGACGACCAGGTTGACAGCACGACTCAGGCATTATCTTTTATGAGAGGGCTACCCGGCCCAGTAGAAAAAGTCGTCTACTATGACGCTATGAAGGAATTAGAGGAGGATATAGATTTTTAGGAGGTGAAACTATGAATGGTTATGAAACCTTTGACGAATGTTACCGAGAGGCTACGAGGGTCATTGACAGAACGTTCCTTGAAGCCACTACATCGGTTGAAAGGGACTTAGCCACTGAAGACAAGGGCTGGATAAACTTCACCGTTACAGGCGGGGGTGTAACGCCAGCCAAGCGTATCGATACAGTGAAACTAAGCCGTCTCTACTATTTCTTTGACCCACTGGCAGCCCAGGTGATACGGATATGGACTGACTATGCTTTCGGTAAGACGGGCATGACCTGGGAAGTGGAGGAGGAGCCGACCAAGAAAGCCCTTGAGGACTTCTGGTTCTCTCAGGACAACCAGCCGATATTCGGTGCCAAAGGGCAGCGCCGGTGCAGCGATAAATACTTAGTTGACGGTGAGATATTCTTTGCCATATTTCTGGGGAACGAGTCCTGCATCCGGACAATAGACCCCCTTAAAATCACCGAGATAATCACAGACCCCGACGACATCGAACATCCTATGTATTACAAGCGAGAATGGAGCGACCGACAAGGCAAACCACACATTGACTTTTATCGGAGCCATTTGAACCCCAAAGACAAAGGAACTATGGATGCTGCGGGTAAACCTGTCAGAATGACGGAAGGTGCCAAAGATGCCTTAGTCTATCATTTAGCTCGCGGTACTGGACAGAGGGGAACAGGGCTGTTAGTCCCTGGCTTAGATATACTGAAATACAGCAAGAAGTTCGTGGCCGCTAGAGTAGCTATGATGTTAGCCCGAACACGCTGGGCTAGTAAGCTCACAGTCGAGGGAGGTCAGACTGCCGTTGATGCGGTGAAGGCGGCTATTGATGATAAGACCCCCCAGGCTGCCTCTACAATGGTAGTGAACAAGGCCGTTAAAGAAGAGCCTATCGAACCACCCCAGGATGCCAAAAACGCTTACGATGACTACCGGATGCTCAAGCTCCAGTTCTGCTCTGCCGTAGGAATACCAGAACAGTATTTTGGCGACATAGCCACTGGGAACCTGGCCACTGCCAAGACCGTTGAATTGCCCATGCTAAAGCAATTCCAGAGCTATCAGTCGGTATGGAGCGATGTCTTTCAGGATATATTCGAGCTAGTGTTCGAGTACAACAAACTGGCGCCTGATAAGTGGTATGTAGACAAAGACTTCCCGGCCATAGCTCCAGAGGATGCCTTTGCCGCTGCTCAGGCTATAGTGCAGATAACTACCGCCTTCCCTGAGTTCGCATCCTCACCTGATGTTCAGCAACAAGCGCTGTTAGCGTTAGGAATAAACGACCCCGCTCATGTCATAGACCAATTAGCGAAGGAAAGCAAAGGAGATGTGAACATTAAACTTGCTAAGGCATTAAGAGAATTGAAAAAGATAGTGGAGGTAAAATGAAGAAGAAAGTAACCAGAAAGCGAATCGCTAAATCTATACCAGAGATAGCAAAGGAAGCCCAGGAAGTAGTACATAGCGCCCAGGAGATACTAAAGCCCTGCGCCTGTGGCGGTAAGGGATACGTAGACCTGGACAAGATAGGACAATATCGTGAGTTTTGTGATTGCGAAATTGGTAGACGACTAAAGGGGGAAATTGAAAGAACTGGATGAGCTAATAGCAGTCCTTGAGGCAGAGATACCAGCCAACCCAAACTCGCCCAAAAACCAGAAACTTTCAGATGCCTTAGAGCGAGACCTCCAGAAGTATTTTGGGAAGCTGGAGAAAGCGTTACCTATGGGAAAGCTGGAGCAAATCTATAATAAATATGTGGAGAAGGAATAAAAATGCTAACAACGGAACAGGTAAAAAAACATAGCCAGCTTTTTCTCGAAAGCGAACCACCAATTGAATTGAAATATCAGGATTTTGTTAGATGCCGTGCCCGATTACTTTATCTTTTTAATAAGCGTTTGAATAAGTTGGACATTATTTGTGCATTGCCAACCATGATACCTAGAGTTGATATCTGGGAACTCAACCAAGAAGATGTCTCGCTATTTATTGAGTGGGAAAAGTTTACCGAATTTGTTAATAAGTATGATGACCTTAGTGAGGAGATGCTTTTAATGCCAGAAGAATATTCAGATTACCTGACAAAACACCGAAAAGAAAGAGGTATCATGGGCAGAAATGGTACTTTGAATTATATACAAGATAAAGTAATTGATTATGGAAAGATGGTGTTAGTGTAAATGTCCCTAAATTCAGACCTTGATAATACCTTAGAGCCCATGGTAAGGGTGCTATCCGAAGCCCTTACTGCCACCATTGAAGGGCATCTGGTGACTGCTTATATTTCAGGCGACCGTGAGCTGATGACCTGGGGCATGACTAAGTCTGGCATCCCGATAGCCTATGAAGGCCCACCAATGGAGCAAGCTATAAACTACGCTAAGAAGCACGGTGCTAAAATGGTGACCAATATGGATGAGGAGACAAAACGCCGTCTAGCCAAAATAGTGAGCGATGGGATAAAAAATAAACGTGGTGTCGCTGGATTAGCTAGAGACCTTCGGGGTGAGTTTAAGGATATGAGCAAGGCTCGTTCTTTAGTAATTGCCCGGACTGAGACAGCCAATGGTTTAGAAACTGCTTTTATGGAGCGGTCAAAGGCAATGGGGGTGACTGGCAAAGAGTGGCTTTTTTTCGGGGGGGAATGCGGAATCTGTGCTGACTGTGCAGGTCAAGGGAAAGTCCCTATTGATTTTGAATATTCTCATCTTGGAGAAGACCCCAAAAGACCACCAGCCCATCCAAATTGCCAATGCGCCCTGGCGCCGGTGATGTTAAAATGACTCTTGACAAACCCAACCCAAATAAATTACAATTAAAGGAAGTCATACAGAAGATTGACTGGGGTATTCAGTATGGGTGGGTGAAGGTCAAAATAACCAATGGAAAGCCCACCTTGCTAACAGTAGAGACAAGCGATAGAATAGTTTAACAATAGAATAATCACAAACGGATGAGAACCGTAGGCGAAAGCTTGCGGTTTTTTTTATTATGCCATATACAGTTCAAAGTCCGCCAGAACAACTAAAGGGGCTGCCCAAGCACTTGATAGAGATATGGGTAGCTGCCTTTAATGCTGCCTTTAAGCAGTATAGCGGAGACGAAGGGAAATCCGCCGGCACAGCATGGGCTGCTGTCAAAAACAAATACAGGAAAAACGAACAAGGCCAATGGGTTGCAAAGGAGGCCGCTATGATAAGTGATGAACAGAAGCGCAATCTTTTACAGACTGCTTTAATCTCTGAGTATGGGCTAAAAATAGAAGACCCGGTCCCAAAGAATGTGTCTATCGAGGAAGTGTTCGATAGCGAAATCATCTATAACATCGATGGGCAGCTCTATCAGTCCAGTTATGAGCTAGGTGAGGCAGGAGCCGTATTCGGTGAGCCAAAGAAGGTTTTGAGTACCAAGATATTTAAGCCCATGGAATCACTTCAGGAGAGGTACTCTGAGCTTATACAAGAAGCTGGCAAGCGCAATGCTAATCTTGACTCAGCCCGAATCAAGAAAATCGTTGAGCTATGCCAGGAGCTCCTATCATCTGATGAAGCGGACGAAGGGAAAACCAAAGAAGCCTTAGTGGAAGCGGATACCGTACTGACCTGGCTAAAAGAGCAGGCAGTAATGAAAACTGAAGATGGGGTTAAATTCCCTGCCTCTGCTTTCGCTTACGTCCCCAATACAGAGGATGCTTCAACCTGGAAACTCCGGGTCTGGGAGAATCCCGAAAAGAAGGTCACCAGGAATCAACTCCGACTAGCCTCTGCTTCCCTTAGTGCAGGTGGGCGTGATGGCAAGAAGGAAAACATACCTGCTGCTGATCTGGCTGCCATTAAGCGCAAGATTAGAGCCGAATATCGCAAGCTAGGTGTTGAGGAAGCCGATATACCTCCATGGATGAAAGAATCAGAGACACGAGAGTTAGTCTTTAGCTATACCCCTCTTACTGAGGCTAAATTCGACAAAGGCCGGGCTACAGTGATTGTTATTAAGCCTGGCTTCAATGCCACTGAGGACCGGTATTATCCGGCGGAAATGTTGAAGCGGGACTATAAGATTTTTGAGGGTCAAAAGATGTACGCTGACCATCCTACTGAAGCGGAAGATGAAGCACGTCCCGAAAGGTCGATTAAGGACTGGGTTGCCACCTTATCCGAGGTAACGTGCGATGAAGCCGGAGTAGTTACTGGAATCGCTGAGATTGTTGAGCCCTGGCTGATGCAAAAACTAGCTTCGCTGCGAGATAAGAATATGCTCTCAGAAATGGGTATCTCTATCAATGCAGTTGGAAGCGCAACTAAAGGCACCATCGAGGGCAAGGAAACCTTAGTGATTGAGAAACTTGTAGC